TCGGCTTTTGTCAAAAAAACAGCTAAGAAAGTCAAAATTAGCCATTTCATTCGCAGGACTGGAATTTTCAGAGTACTTAAAAATCCGATTAATACAATCCATACGATGTTTATCCATGGTGAAATCGACTGAATTTCCATCCATGCGATTTCGGAATTTCCCACTAAATCAACCAGGAATAGGAGGATGGATGTTAACAAGTCTGCAGGAGTCATAATCCATGTAATTGTATCTGGAATAAGAAAAGAAACTGGAAGTGCAAAAAGTGACCACAAAAAGAGGGCTTGTGTAACTGGGACACCGATAATATTTGCAAGTGGACCGGCAACCGAAAACTCACCAAAATTTAATGCTAAAATTGGGAAAAGTCCGAATTGAACGACAGTACTGATACTTAAAAACTGAAGTAAACTTCCTTTCCAGGAAAATCGAATTCCAGATGGGATACAGTCTCTTAGAACGGGTCCCAGGATTAAAATTACAAGTACCGCACAAAAGGATAGTTGAAATCCGATCTGAAAAAGGGATTCCGGATTGTGTAAAAGGATTACTATTGCGGCAATACCCGTGGTATTAACAGCATCCCGGTTACGTTGAAACAACTTTCCGACCGTTAAAAGTGCTGCAGTAATCGAAGCCCGGCTCACAGAAGAAGTAAATCCTGTGATACCCGCGTAACTAAATAATATAGCAATGACGATTACAAAACCGATTGGTTTTCCGATCTTTGAAGTCCAGAATAGAGGAATGATTAACCAAATAGGCATTAAAATAAAACCCACGTGCATCCCGGAAACAGTCATCAGATGTGAGAGACCAGCGCGCGAAAATTCCGTTTTTAAATTAGAATCGAGTTCTGTTTTGTTGCCCAGGAGGATAGCTTTGGTAAGTGGGATGTTCCTCATTGAAAGAGATCGTTCAAGTTGCTTTTCAATTTGGGTCCGCCACCAGATCCACGAAAACTTATTTGAGTATGAGTACTGATTTGACACCGCTATAATCATGCCAGTGCCCTGAACACCCAAAGACATTAACCAACCGTTGATATCAAAAGCACCTGGATTTCTTACGATTGGAAAATCACGGATTTGTGCCATTAATTCGACATAATCACCCGAAACGAGTTCAATCTCCTCACCTACGTCATCAGTGTTTCTTCTGAGTTGTAGTTTTGATTTTACCGGAAAATAGGATTTTCCGATTTGTATGGAGTCTACTTCAATAAATAGAGATTGAAAACCATTGCGCAGGGGATCTGCACGGGTCAACACTCCGGCTACATCAACATTTGCACCACTTACAAAAATCTCATCGTCGGAACTTTGTATTTCAAACAATGTACCAAAATTTTGAGACGGTTGCCTCGGTACTAAAATTATATTGCTTACATCCGGTGACACTGCATTTGTAATATATGTAATTAATTCGCTTAGATAAAACTTATCACCAAAATCCCAGTTATTGATATCGAAGAATAAGTTTATAGAATTTATAATTCTTACTTTTAAATCATTGTCATTAATTAACTTATTTGGATTTTTTACTACCTTAAATTCTGCCTGGAATTTTGACTCGGCAATTTTTCCAAATAATACTTTGTATTTCACAGGATGAAAAATTATTTCATCACTAATCGACTTTATAGCATTTAAACTTCCGCTAAAGTTTATTCGCAATTCGTCACTATTGGGTGCTTCTGGTTGTGCTCTTGCACCCAGTAAATACTTTCTATATTCAGTGTCATATGCTCTGGTTAATATATAGACATCTATTATATTACTTCTGCTAGGGTCAATTCTTCTGTCCGTTCCTGCAATATGAATATACTGAAACTTTAATTTATCTCTGCCAATAAAAGCTCGATATGAACTTTCAAAAGTTAATGTATTAGATGCCTTGTTAACTCTTTTGATATAATTTTCGTCGCTAGAATAAAAGTAAACTAGTCTGCCATCGAAAAACTCTTCCGAATTTATATCAATCTTAGATTCTGACTCTAATATCAAGATATTGTTATTTGAGTTTTCAACATACTCTAGAACTATATTGCCTAGATCATCAACTGTTTCGACAAAAAATAAGTAATTTAATTCCGAATCTTGGCCTACAATTAATTCAAACGATTCTGGATTATCAATAACTCCGTCATCATCGGAATCGCTAAAAGCAATTTTAATTTCGGAATTATCTCTAAATCCGTCACTGTAAACAATATTATCATAAATTTCAAAAGAAACGTCTTGTTTCAACGGATTTAAAAATTGACTATCTGTATTAATACCCAATACTGAAATATTATCTTTAACAACATTATTAGTTAATCTGTTGTAAGTTTTTTGATCAGGGTCGAAATAAAATCTAGTTTGTTCTAGACTTTTGAAAATATATTCGAGTCCTCTAATTCTAATTGTATAACTATCAACTTCTTTAACAAACGCAACTATCCAGGAAGAGTCTAAATTAGCGTTTGTATTATCGCCCGATTTTCCTAGATTGAAATTATTGATTAAATTAATATTCGAAGCAGAAATAATTTTCCATGTTTGATCTGTTAGGTCAAATCTCAAACCAAAATTCAATCCCGACACCATTAAATTAACAATTTCCGATTCGATTGAATTGTTTAAATTGTTTACAAATTTAGGAACAATTCTTGCTGCAATTGCTCTTTCTGGTATTATATCGCTAAACGATATTGGCCCTTGCCCTGTAGCTAATGCACCTCGACCTGCATTAGTGCCATCACCGATAACATTTATTACTCGTGTCCATAGTCTATCTGTTTGTGCTGAATCTAAAAGGTCAATGTCGACTTGTTTTCCATCTTTAAATGCTTTTCCAGGTTGAGGATCAAATCTAATCATTGATCCAGGAGTAAGATATCGTAAAGTCGATGTTGTAAATGCACCAACTTTGGAAATTGAATTATCACTTACATTAGTAAAATATCCTGTTGAATTATTAATATCACTAGTTAATAATGTCCAAATTGTGTCAGCAGCAGGAAATAAAATTTTATTAAATTTAGTTAAGTAAAAGTTATAGACATCCTTGCTAGTAAAAATTGGTTCTATTTGTTCTTTAATAAAGTTAAAAATTTCTGTTCTGCTAATAAACTTAAAAGAAATTAATTTCTCAACATCTTTCTTATAAATTACGCCGTCGTCTGCAAAAACATTTACATTACTATATTTGCCTGTTGCATCAATAATATCAAAGTTTCTACTAATTCCACTAGATGTTCTATTAACTGAACGAACTTTTAAAATATTTTGACTGCTCGTTAACGGAGCTAGATTATAGTCTTCTCCGGTAATCATTCTATTTTGTGTATAATATTGTGCCGGTGCGTTGACTCTGATAGATTCTGTAGACTCGGTTGCTGTTGCAGTGTTAACAGTATACTTTAAACTCAATGTTGCTGTTAACGTATGTCTTATTCCGTTTCTATTAATATAAGGAATTGATATACTAACTCCACGCATCTCAGATGGTGTGATCTGATATACAAGACCATTACTTACTCTGTAATAAATTCTAAATGCGCCTTGCGGTAAATTCCCGTAGACTCCGTCAGCAAAAGTTAAATCTATTCTATCACGTTCTTTAGTTACAACATTGTAAATGTTTCTAATGTTTGAATCTATACTGTTATAAACTATGTTATTGCCTACTAAACTTGAAACTTGTGTCCATTGAGTTACTTGATTACCTGACGAATTCAACGAATATAACCAGACATCGTTATTGTTGATATTATTACTATCAACAGAAATTACTTCATTAGTTGTTGGGGTTTCTACAGAAAAATCAGCAACCTCGAGACTGCCTTGTTTAAACATCAAATAGAATCCAGTATTAGCACTAGATCCGCCTCTCTCGTCGTTCCTATACACAAATCCCAATTGATTACCAGGAACAGGATCTTCTTCATAAAAGTCTTCAGCACCTTTAAATCCTGTACTCATTATTTCAAATGTCATTTGCCTACCGGCTACAGTTTTTGTATAGTTAAATAAGGGTATATCAGACGAGATTGTCCTGAATCGATATTGTTCCGAATAAATTCCTTTAATTATACTTGACCCTTGACTTCTGCCAAATTCAGTATTATCTGCCATTGCAGCGTTTAACACTGTAATAAATTGTTCACTCCAATTAGAGTTTGTGGGATCATCCCAACTAATAGTTTGTTGTGCTAGATTTCTTCCGTTGCTATCGGTAACATCCTCAGTAGTACTTACAGTATCAAATTTTAACAGACCCATTGCAGGAATATTTCGCTTAGGATTATAGCTTAACATTCTTGCTAATCGTAAGACACTTTCCCTGCGTTCTGCAAGTTCAATAAAATTTTCTCTACTAGCAAGGTCGATCCTAAAAGAAAGACTTTGTCCTAAAAAAGCAACTGCATCTATGAGAGCTAAGTATTCGCTTGATTCAATATAGTCGTTGAAATCTTCAGGATAATTTTCTCTAAGATAAGTGATAATAACTCGTCTGAGATTTTCAAAGTCATAGCTTTTAAAATCAGCATTTTTAAATGTCTGATATATCCTAGTCCAATCTTGATTGAGAATAAGATTATTCTGTCTTGCTGTTGTTGTCATATCATTGTCCTATACTATATTTACCCGATTAAATTAAGTGACTATATTATCAGTCCGTTGGCTTTATCAAAATCAAAAGTCATTTTTTCATTAACATTAAACGGCAAATATGTTACATCTGCGGCAACTCTGATGCCTTGATCTGTACTATCGACTAGAATATTATTAATAATGATTCTGGGGTCATAATTAACAATAGTTTCGACATCTTGAATTATTAATTTTTTAACCTCTGGGGTAAATTGTTCAAACAACAAGTCCCATATTATTGTTCCAAACTCAGGATTCATTAATTTTTCACCTTTTCGAATATTGAAATGGTTTACTATGTCTTGCTTTACTAGATCAATATCATAGCTTTTAAATCCATTTGAAGGGTCACTTGAATTAAATCCTTTGTATGTAAAGGTAGTCACAGTTGCATCACCTGTACTGGCTTGAGATGCTGAAACTGTTTTTTTATTGTAAATTTTTGTTGTCATAATTATTCCTCAGACTCTGCTGATCTATCTCTATCAGTAAATGCAGAACTAAAAATCACTGGATTAAAATGCTCGTGCAACGGCCAAGGCTCGTGCATAGGAATTCTTCTCATAATGCTGTTTAGGTATTCATCACTTCTATATCTTGTTTTATTTCCCCATTCGTTTTCTATATCAACTATTACGTTTTCGTAAAGTGCTAACGTTTGAGCTGATGTTGCTTCAATTGCTAATGTCGGTGTCAATGCATCAGGCCCGTTTAAATGAATATCTCCGCCTTTTAAAATAATATCTGCACCTTTAGCACTTAATGTTCCGTCTGCTCCAATAATTAACGCACCTCCTGCTGATAAATTAAATTCTCCTGAAGAAGTAAAACTATTTGCTCCAGTAGTAGAAATGTCTAAATTTCCGCCACTCGATAATAAACTATTTCCGGTAGTTCTAACATCTAGATTCGACAAAGTTGTTAAGCTGCTGTTCTCATATTAATGTTTCGTCCGGCTTCCATATTAATATCACGATCGGCTCTCATATTAATATCTGCTTTGGTGTGTATACTAATTGAATCTTCTGCAAAAATATCAATTTTTCCGTTGCTGGTTAATTCAATCCAAGTTGTTCCTTTTGAATTTCCAATGTAAATTAAGTCTTCACTATTATGTAAAAGTATTTGGTGACCTGTTCTAGTTCTTAATCTAACATATTCGTTATAAGGTATATCAGGATTACCTATTCTGTTTTCATTAGGATCTAATGTATCAACATATTCAACAGGACCTTGATCTGCCGAAAACAATCTCAAAAATCTATCATCGCCGTCGTCCATGACAAACTGTGTGCCGCCTGTTCTATCGACAGGAATTGCAGATTCTGTTCTTGATTGTTTTTTACCTATAAACTGTTTTTTAGCACCTTCTTTTCGATTTATCGGTCCCGGAGTTGAAATACCAAACACTGTATTTGGTATACTTCGTCTGCTCGAGGATGTTGTTGTTCCTCTAACGTCGTCTTCTAATAAACCTTGTTCCCTGAAAGTCGCGGCAATTGGGTGAACTGGTTTTTTAATTTTATCAATGTCTAAACTTTTATCTAAATTATTAAGTTTTCTATTAACTTCGCCGACTGGCAAGGGTTGGTCGGTATCAAAAAATTCCTTATCGGTTTCGGACAGTTCAACTTGATCCGATGCTGCAATAGCAGGAATCATATTATTCATAAATCTGCCCGGAATGCAAGCAATATAATACCCTTGAGCAGGATCCCCTTCAGCAAATACTACCAAAACTGTGGTTCCGATTTCCGGAGTAGGAAACCACATACCGTAGCTTTTTTGTGTATCACCGAAGTCGTCTTTATTTGATCCCATGTGTTCATATGCTGTTACTCCGTAAAAAGGAGAAGCATATTTGACTGAATATGTTTGATAAGTATCGCCTACTGTGTTACCTTGATCTCGTAACAAGGTAACTTCTAGGCCGCCCATAAATTCAGGATCAAGATATCCTACCACTTTTGCCAATAATACACCTGTGGACATTTTTCCTGTTGAATTAGTTACTTTAGTTCTGCGTTCTTGTGACATATTTTACCTTTAATCTAGTCCTGCTCTACGACGAATTTCCGGAATATTTGATGTAAAATCTGGTCTGTCCTGTAAAAGTAAGGGATCCGGACCAACTGCTGAAGTTGCCGATGCCGATGGTCGCTGATTTTCTCTAGCAGCGTTCGATGCATTTTCAGCTTGTGATAACAATCTTTCTGTAACGTCTTCAGTTTCAACAACCGATCCTTCCACATTTTCTTGACTTGCCGAAATCGGGTCAGATGCTGGTGTTGATTCTGGAGCTATAGGAACCGGTTCTTTAAACAAGAACAAGTTTTCTAAAACAATGTTTTCCCAACCTTCGATATCATTCTCTTGTCCAGGAATTCTAACTAAATTCATAGTTTGTGTATAGTTTCCATTTGCAAATTTGTTAACAACCTTAATAACTTTATAAATTCCACTAAACGGACTAACTCCTGATTCGGGAAAATCATATAAACCGCCTTCTTTTGAAACAGATAAATTCGGCTCGACCGGTGTTCTAAATGCCAGATATATGAAAATTTCACTTCCTTCGTAATTCATAGCATTATCAGCTGTAATAAGAAAGTTTTCCCCGGGTTGAGAAAAATAGTTTGAGTTGATTCCACTATCTGATAAAAAATATGGATCTCCTAGAATTTCGATTTCTATATTAATCAAATCTCGTGAGGCATTCAAAAATGCATTTTGATATGCATCTGCAATTTGTTGCTGAACTGTTTTGTTTCCTACCGGGCTAGATTTTACAGTGTTTGTATCTGGCTGTACTGTACTTGAACCTGTAACTGATTTAGATGATCCAGAACCTCCAGCATTTACCGGTGCCGACAGCTTTTCAGTATCTGTTACATTTTGAGTATCAGAATTATTTGTTCCGGTTCTTTCAGGTGGTCTTGGAAATGCTCCCGTAAAAAACATTCCGTTGAACTCTAACTCAAATTTTAAAATATTATTGTTTCTTCCGGTGTAGATATAGTCATACCTCTTGGCAATTTTTTTAGCAATTTCTGGTAAACCAGGAGCAGGTGCAGATGGATGCTTTAGTACTGAGCCATTAACTTTATATGGAATTATTCTGTAAACATATTTTTTAGCTCGTGTATTTCTTTTTGCATCATAATCTAATAATTGTATTTGCACATCAAGCCTAAACCAACTGGCCATGCCATCGCTATCTAAATTAGATGGATCGATCGCTGATGTTGCATAATTGGATACTAATATTATTTTTTGAATAATTTCAGTTATTTTATCACCTTGATCAAATCTAAATTCTCTAGCATTCGGATCCGTTGTAACTTTTGATCTATCAACTTTTCCTGCTTGCGAATTTATAGTCTGACTTTCTTTCGGATAGACAAAATTTCCGCCGATGTTAGCCGAAAAATTCATCGTAGAATCAGATATAGCATTATTTCCAGGATCAATAGATTGCGTTGTTTGATTTCCGGAAATTACGTTATTAACTACAGATCTCAGCGGGTTAAATGTTGCAAAATCAAAGGATGCCGATGACGATTGCACTCCTAAGTCGTCTGAAGAGTCGGTCGGAAATACTATTTCGAAAATATCTGGCAAAAATCTATCACCCGAATCAACTAACTCTTCCTGTTCTTCATTTAATTTTTTTATTAAACTATCTGAACTTTCTACTAACACGTCTTTTATACTAGTTCCTGTTAACCTAACATTGGTTTTTACTGTGTTGTTAACATCTGAGAATCCTAAATGATGATAGGGTACGGCAGTAACTGCATACTTGCTGCCTCCCTCATCGACCGACATTGTAACATTGGTTATTTTAATTGTAAAATATTTTGTAAGTGTTTCAATATCATTAATTATCGTTCCGTCGTCTGTATTGCCTTGTATGTCTAGCTTAAGAACATATGGAGCCGACTCTAAATAAGACGAGTATCCAGAATTAACTGCTGCTACCTGCAAGCTCTGTAAAAACAGTCCCATACTATAAGGTTCGTATACAGTAAAATTAAACTTAATTACGTTTGTATTTCCAGTTCCTTGAGTCGGTGCTATTACCGAATCAAATTCAAAATCGTTAATAAAATATTCAGGAGATCCTCGAGCTGTTCTAACTCGTTGACCATCGTATCTTCCTGCTGAGGAAAATACAATATTTTGTAAAGAACTAATGTTGTTTCTGTACGAACTAGGATTATTAAATTGATTAGGTTCTAAACAAGCTAATGTCCACAATGACGAAAAGCTGGCGAATTGTTCTAGAATATTTTCATACGGCGGTGTGCCTGCAGATCCATTCGGTGAAGCAAGTCCTATTAATGTGTCTAATCCTGATTTAACTGATCCTTGAGTTAAGTTTTTTACAAGATCCGGTGCTATAGTGGCTCCGTTCTGAATTAGATTTGTAGCACGTTTAACAGTATTAACAGTGTTACCCACTCGAGAAACTATGTTAGAAAAAGATGCCACATTAAACTCCTAGAAATTTTTCTAAATTCGTTTTTTTTGGGCAATAGATCTGAATTCCTGCTTCAAAATCATATATAGGATCTTTTAAAGTACTCATATTTCGTTGAACAAATACCCACCATAATCCCGGTTTTCCATAGAGATCATATGCTAATAGATCTGGCCTGTATCGATATTGATTTTCAATTGTATATAAAAAATCATCAGCTTCTGCAGGCACAGGTCTAATGTTTAACAATTCTAAATACAAAACATTTTGTTTAGTATTGTAGTACGGTGATGTTTTGTTAAAAGTTGCCATTTTAAATATATCCTATTGCCTTTCCGTTGGCATAATCTTGCAAACTAAATTTACGTAATCTTGTTCTATTATAGATCGGAGCAACTGTAACAGAAATTGTACTTAACACCGGAACCCATGTCGGAGCTGCATCCGATCCTTGATATCTCATATAATTAACATCTTCTTTAAAATCTATACTAAAAGACTTGATCACAATCGGAACATTATTAAACACTCGCGAACCGTATCCTGTTAAGTTACAAATTACCGGTGGATTACCGACATTTTCTCCTTGTCCAAAAAACATTTTAGTAGCAGTTCTTAAAAATGTTGTTGCTTGAATCCAATATTCTGCATCAGCTTCTGTTTCAACTGAAAAATCGCCTGAAATCTGGATATCTTCAACTTGACTGTTTTTATATGCTTGAAAGGGTTGATTGCTATGGACCGGATCGATTTGATTATAATTTGCTCTTGAAACAACTGTAATATTAGGAAGATAAGGCCAAACTAGGCCGCTAGTGTTTTGTAACCTATAAAATGATTCACCGAACAATCCAAAATTACAATCTATTCTAATTCTCCAATCTTCTTCCAAACCTTGTTTAACTTCAACATATGCCGATTCTGATTCTCTAGAGAAAAAACTTTCTGCGCCGGCTGGGATATTCCTTGATCTAAATAATCCTACTATATTACTGATACCGCCTGCTATGCCTGCTATTTTTCCAAGGGCAGGTACGCTGGCATTGATTTTATTAAGAGCTAGATTAACTGCGGCAGCCGGATTAGCAACTAATGCTGCACCTTGTTGCACTGTAGATGCTAGACTTTGTACAGAATCTAATGCACCGCTTAGAGCAGATCCGGATCCTGCTTCTACTTCGCCAGCAGCTGCCCCACCGGTTGCTTGTGCTGCATCTTGTTGAGCTGTTATATCAACAGTTTTAACTTCTGCAACAGGTGTTACTCCTTGACTGTATGCTAAAGTGCGTTGTGCTTGACCTTGTGGATCAGGTGTTGCTCCTAAAGCCATAATTTTTCTCCTATAGTCTATTTATTTTAGGAAAAATATGCTATTATATAAGTAATAAGGAATAATAAAATTTTATGACTACTACAAAAATAAAATATCTTACAAATAAAGATCTATTAAAAGAAATACATCTTAGTAAAAATACATACTGTTCGTTTACAAAACCAGAATATCATGATTACGATATTATTTTACCTAGTCTCGAAAAAATCAATATTAGAACAATTGCCGAAGCAAAAAGAAATCGTGCATCTAAGTTAAGTAAACAAGCACATCAAACAGCACAAGAATCTCAAGGTAAAAAAATACCTGCAAAAGAATTCGAAATTGATTATAAAAAAATTAAAAAACCCGAATTGATTTTTAGAATTATGACTTTTGATCATGTGCCATTAGCGCCTGATCGTAAAAAAACTGTAAAAACCACTGCTGACAGTCACGAAAAAGTTAATTTTCCTCCATTTCAACATTGGAAATTTGACGACGAAGATAACTTAATCTGTGTAGGAAAAAGTCATTGGATCGGAGGAATGAAAACCGGAGAGTTTTCTAAAGAACACGGCCAAATGACTGACAATCTTGCAAGAATGTTTTTAAAATTATGCGAACGATATGCAACTAGAGGTAATGTAAGAGGTTATACCTATAATGATGAAATGAAAGGACAAGCCATTTTGCAATTAACGCAAATTGGTCTTCAATTTAACGAATCTAAAAGCGATAATCCGTTTGCCTATTATACTGCTGCTGTTACTAACAGTTTTGTGCGAATAATTAATATCGAAAAACGTAATCAAAATATACGTGATGACATTTTAGAAATTAATGGCATGAATCCCAGTTGGACCAGAATGAACAGTGGACCGGATGTCAGTGAAAAGAAATATAAAAAATAAAACAGAGACAAATAGTATTGATTTTAAATCCTATCTTATGTTATAATAATTGTAGGAGAACTTATGGGACTATTTAAAAAAGCCGCTGCCTTTACCGATATTCATTTCGGTCTCAAAGGGGGTAGTAGAATACACAATTCAGACTGTGAAGACTTTGTTGAATGGTTTTGTCAGCAAGCTAAACAAGAAGGCTGCGAAACTTGTATTTTTCTAGGAGATTGGCATCATAATCGTGCTACAACAGATGTCAGCACTATGAATTATACTGTTAGCAATTTAGAACGTCTTAGTGAAAATTTCGAACAAGTTTATTTCATTCTAGGCAATCACGATCTATTCTATAAAGACAAGCGTGAGATTAACTCGATTGAATTTATGCGACTTTTTCCTAACATTGTTCCTATCAAAGATCCATTTACTCAAGATGATGTTACTATATTACCTTGGTTAGTGGGCGACGAATGGCAACGTGTTCCTAAAATTAAAAGCAAGTATATTTTTGGTCACTTCGAGTTGCCTAGTTTTTACATGAATGCTATGGTACAGATGCCCGATCACGGACAATTGCAGCGTAGTCATTTTGTAAATCAAGAATATGTGTTTTCCGGACATTTTCATAAACGGCAACATCATGCAAATATTGTTTATATAGGAAATGCGTTTCCTCACAATTATGCTGACAGCGGCGATGATGAAAGAGGAATGATGATATTGGAATGGGGAGGTACACCCGAATATCGCACGTGGCCTGGTCAACCTACATACAGAACATACAAACTAAGTGAAATAATCGACAATCCTGACAAACTACTAGCAAGTAAAATGCATTGTCGTGTAACTATCGACTTGCCTATCAGTTATGAAGAAGCTAATTTTATCAAAGAAACATTTATTCCGCAATATAATCTCCGAGAGTTAATGCTTATACCGGAGAAAGTCGAAATCGATTCTAATATTCAGCCTGTTGATATCAATTTTGAAAGTGTCGACACCATTGTAATGAATCAGATCGAAGCAATCGACAGTGATGCATTTGACAAATCCTTATTATTGAATATCTATAAAAATCTATGACTATAAAAATAAAAAATTTAACTGTTCGCAACTTCATGAGTGTAGGAAATGTTTCTCAAGCTATTGATTTTGATAAAGGTAGTTTAACTTTAGTACTCGGTGAAAATTTAGATTTAGGCGGAGATGATGGCGGTGCTAGAAATGGAACTGGCAAAACTACTATTATCAATGGTCTTAGTTATGCAATCTACGGACAAGCACTGACTAACATCAAACGAGATAACTTAATTAACAAAATTAATAGTAAAGGCATGTTAGTTACTGTTACTTTTGAAAAAAACGGAATTGAATATCATATCGAACGTGGCAGAAAACCTAATATTCTTAAATTTTCAATCAACGGTCAAGAACAAGACTTAAAAGATCTCGACGAAAGCCAAGGTGACAGTCGAGAAACTCAAAAATCAATAGAAGAAATGATCGGCATGAGTCATGATATGTTTAAACATCTCGTGGCATTGAATACCTATACTGAGCCGTTTCTTTCTATGAAAGCAGGCGAGCAAAGAAGTATCATCGAGCAATTATTAGGTATTACTATATTAAGTGACAAGGCTGATTCTTTAAAAGAACAAATTAAATTTACAAAAGATTCAATTTCTACTGAAAATACTCGCATCGAAACTATTAAATCTAGTAACGAACGAATTCAAGAAAGTATCAACTCGCTTGAAAGAAAACAACGTGTATGGGATACTACTAAACAAAATGAAATCAAAGATCTCGAAGTCAGTATCGGTCATTTAGAAAAAATTGACATAGAATTAGAAATATCGGCACACAAATGTTGGGAAGAGTATAATAAGAAGAAACAGCTAAAGGAAGAAGCAGAGCGTTGGATTGCTAAAATCACTGCTGAAAATCAAAAACACGAAAAATCTATCGAACGTTTAGAGAAAGAAATTGCTAGTCTACAAGATCACAAGTGTTATGCTTGTGGTCAAGACGTGCATGATCAAAAGCAAGAAGAAATTCTCTTGCAGAAAGAAGAACTAGTAAAAGAGACTGCTTTACAAATTGCGACAAATAATACACAAGAAAAAGAACATCTTGCGGTGTTAAAAGAAATCGGTGAATTAGAACAATGTCCTATTACACAATATGACAGAATCGACGAAGCTTATAATCATAAAAGCACGGTAGAGAGTCTTCAGAAGGAACTTGAAAGCAAAAAAGCGGAGTTGAATCCTTATTCTGAACAAATTCTAGAATTAAAAAATACAGCATTACAAGAAATTTCTTGGGAAACGGTGAATGAATTAACACGAGTCAAAGATCATCAAGAATTTTTATACAAATTGTTAACTAACAAAGACAGTTTTGTACGAAAAAGAATTATTGATCAGAACTTAGCATTTTTAAATCAAAGACTGACCTACTATCTAGATAAAATTGGGTTGCCACACATTGTAGAATTTCAAAATGATCTATCTGTGGTTATTACGCAATTGGGCCAAGATCTTGACTTTGATAATTTAAGTCGAGGAGAACGTAATCGATTAATACTGTCATTGAGTTGGGCATTCAGAGATGTTTGGGAAAATTTATACGACAGTATTAACTTATTATTCATCGACGAACTAATTGACAGTGGGCTTGATTCCAGTGGAGTTGAATCAAGCATTGCTGTTCTAAAGAAAATGACTCGAGAACGCAACAAAAATATTTTCTTAATCAGTCATCGTGACGATTTAATTAGCAGAGTGGATCAGGTTCTTAAAGTTATCAAAGAAGGAGGGTTTACTAGTTATTCAAACGACATCGAGGTAGTTGGATGACAACCGAATCCCATGACAAAATGATAGAGGCATTTCAAGAATATTTTAAATGGCAAGATAGATTTTATTATAGGCAGTCAGAAGAGGCTGGTATTAAGGCAAGAAACGCATTATCAGAAATAAGAAGACAGGCATCGATCAGAAGAAAAGAAATTCAGGCACTGAAAAAAGAAAGGCGAGAACTTAGAGAAGGCAAAAACGGCAGGCCGCTTAAAGATACTTACAAATAAATTCACTTTGACAGGCTTATATTAAGTAATCAGATAACTATC